GGTCGAAATTGCCATGATGATTACCCCTGAAACTGCGACTGCATACACCGACGCTCTGGCCGCTGCCGCAACGAAGCTCCCCGTCGAGTTTTTCCAGCTGCTTCCCATCGGCGCAAGCAAGAAGGTTCGCCAGACTGTTCAGGCGTCGCTCCGTAGCGCCGCCGCAGAGGAAGATGGCGACGAGGACGAGCACAGCCACATCATGAAGTTCGGCAAGCCCTACACCTACAAGGGCGAAAAATACACCGAAGTTGACCTGTCAGGCGTGGCGAACCTTACCGGCATGAACGTCCGTCAGGCGGAAAACCGCATGGAGGAAGAAGATATTCGCGCAGCGGAAAAGACCCTGAACTACTATTACTGCTGCCTGATCGCATCTATGGCCACCGGTAAGGATGTGGCATTCTTCCTCGGCCTGCCGCTGGCGGAGGCTGTACAGCTTCGCGCAGGGGTGAACCACAAGGATTTTTTCGCCTAAAGGGCGGATACAAAACCATCAGAAAGGCGGCGATAGCCCTCGCCACGGCTACACACACGAGTGCAGATTTCTACCTGAATCTGCCCGTGCGTGAGCTGGTGGAAATCAACGAGGAGGTGGCGGAGGAGTGGCAAAAAATCAAACCCTAGAGCTTTCTATTTTGATCGGCGGTCACGTTGATAACTCGCTGACGCAGGCTGTAAAGTCTGCGAATACTCAGCTCAGCAGTATGGCGAACGGCGCATCGAAACTGGCAGCGAATATCGCAAAAGTAACGGTGGGCATAGCCAGCGGCATTACAGCGGGGCTGGTAGATGCAACAAAAGAAGCAGTTGCATTTGAAAGCGAAATGCTTGATGTGACGAAGTACGTTGGCGGTCTGACGGACGCGAACGGAAAGGTCAAAACGGACGCTTATGCGGAAATGTCGAAAGACATTCTTGACTTGAGCACACAAATTCCGTACACCGCCAAAGAGCTGACACGTCTGGCAGCTGCGGCTGGTCAGTCCGGAAAGAGCATGGATGACCTAATAAGCGGCGGGTTTCTAAAGGACGTTGCCGAAATGGGCACGGCCATGGATATTTCTGCGGATCAGGCAGGCGACTGGGCAGCAAAGTGGGAAGTTGCATTCAACATAAACCACGATCAGGTCATGGAGCTGGCAGACCAGATTAACTATCTGGGTGCCCACTACGCAACGACCGCCGCTGAAATTGCCCAGACCGTAAACGACACCGGCTCTCTGGGTCAAATCGCTGGCATGGATGTTCAGAGCACGGCAGCGCTTTCTACAGCACTGCTGGCAATGGGCGTTGATTCTGGTAAAGTGGCAACATCCATCCGCCGGATGTATACGAACCTTTCTATGGGTTCAAAAGCTACAGATGCACAGTCTGCGGCTTTTGAACAGCTGGGATTTACTGCGGAACAGTTTGCAAAGGATATGCAAAAAGACGCCCCGGCAGCATTGAAAAGTTTGTTTACCGCTATCGGTACTCAGCCGAAAGACAAGCAAGTGGGTTATCTGAAAACTCTGCTCGGTCAGTGGGCCATTGAGAGTGGCGCAAAACTAACCGGCAATCTTGACTTGTTTGTGAAAACGCTGGACGACGTAGGCGATGCTTCTAAGTATAACGGCAGTATGTATAAAGAGTTTATGCTGAAATGCGAAACCTCTGAATCTGTATTGACGATGCTTGGGAGCGCATGGCGGGCCGTCCGCATTGAGGTTGGAAATAATTTCCTTCCGGTGCTGAAAGATGTAGCCGGGTTTGGCATCGAAAAGCTGAATGACCTCCGCGCCGCTCTGCCGGATATTGCAGAACGTGTAAGGCAGGTAATTGAGTATCTGCTGAATAATGGCGATAAGGTAGCTACGACCATCGCGGGTATCGGCACGGCATGGGCAGGAATGCGGTTTGCACCGCAAATCCTGCAGGTGGTATCCAGCGCAACGAAGTTTGCAAGCGGGGCGGCAAGCCCTGTGGGGCTTGTACAGAAGGGCGTGTCTGGCGCAGGAAAAGCTGGCAATCTGTGGCAGGCTGCAAAACTTGGAACACAGCTGGCAAACAGCGCTGTTCCGGCGGGCAGCAATCCTAGCTTCGGGCAGAGAGTGCAGAACACCATCCTTGGTAGCGTCCTTGGAATGCAAAACAGCAAAAAGCTGTTTGGAGCAAAGACACCTGCTGGGATGGCAAAGGCAACGAGTGCGCTGTTTGGCAGCATTCAGCAGGCACAGGCTTCCGGCGGAATAATCGGATTGTTGAAAGGCAGTTCGATAGGGCAATACGGAGCCAGAGTTGCAAGGTCTGCAAAAAATCTGGCGGGGACAGACTTTATTCAGAACACGGTCGGCGTTGGAAAGTGGATCGGCCAAAAAGTTGCCGGTACACAACTTGGCGGCTTTGTAGGGAACATGGGCCAAAAGGCTATGGGCTTTGGACAAGGATTGCTGGGCGGAGCAAAAAACATTGCAGGAACGGCAATTGGCGGCGTAAAAAATCTGGCAGGCCGCGCAGCATCTACTAAAGCTGGACAATTTGCCTTAAACGTTGGCGGGGGAATTGCGAAAGGAACAGGGGACACGTTCAAGTTCCTTGGTTCTGGACTGAGCCTAGCCAACACGGCGGTAGGCCCGATAGCCGGTAAATTGGGCGGTGCATTTATGGGATTGCTCGGCACCTTCGGCCCGGTGATTACCGGAATCGGTGGAATCATCGCAGTGGTCAGTCTGCTGGGAGATCACTTTGAGGACATCCGCCAGATCGTCGGGAACGTGTTCGGCGAAAAGGGACTGGCAATGTTTGATGGATTTACGAGTAAAATCCACGATATTGCAGGCAACGTCCGAGATTCGGTGAGCAATGCATTCTCTTTGGAAAACCTGCAAAACATCCAGCAGAGCTTGAGCGGAAAGAGTATTTTCGGTATCGACGACTTGGGAACCACCTTCGGGGCAGTGATACCGATTATCGAATCGGTGAAAGGGCTGATTGGACAGATCGTAGACCTCGGAGTGAATCATATTAAGCCGCTGCTGGCTGATATTATGAGCTTCGCTGTAAACGAATTGTTCCCCGCAGTGTCGCCGCTGATAAGCATGATTATCAGTCTGGTTGGCACAACCCTGATAAACGCAATCAAGCTCGTCGTCGATGTGATCCACGGACTACTGCCGGTGATTGAACCGGTTATTCAGGGCATCGTCGGGTTGATAAAGGGCATTGTATCGGTGACGATTACGGTTGCGAATGCAATCATCGGCACGTTGAACAAATTGTCTTTTACGGTGCCTGATTGGGTGCCCGCCCTCGGTGGAAAACAATTCGGCTTCAACCTGAAAGAAGTTGCAATGCCTGCCTTTGCGAACGGCGGTTTTACTCACGGTGTCAGCATTGCAGGCGAAGCTGGAACAGAGGCGGTTATCAGCTTCAAGCCTAGTGTTCACGATAGCAACGTCGAAAACTGGGTGCGTGCAGGCCGGATGCTGGGAGTGTCTGGCGAGGATGCAACTCGTGCGGCGGGGGTACGGTATTTTGCAAACGGCGGTTTCACCGACGGAAGCAAGGAAAAACTGGACAACCTGATTGATTTCTCCAAAGCATACGGTAAGTACGCACTGCGTTCCAATGGCATCCGAACCACCGGCGACGCTTTGTCGATGCTATGGACGGTCGCCAACAACTCAATGTCTGGTGACGCTTCGCTTGCACTGGCGGCGACCAGCCTTGCAGCTGATGTTGCTCCGCTTCTGCTGAACAAGTACCTCGGAAGTGACAGCCCTGTAACCACTGCACTGACCGAAGCAGCCAAAAACTACAACAGCGGCACGGTGCTTTCAAGCTGGCAGGACGGTGTCCTTACAGACACAGGAACGCCGCTTTATGTGCTGCCGCCGAGGGATACCGGGCGCACGCTGTCCGAAATCCCGGTGAGCGCATATCAGAATACACCTGTACCCGGCGGCAACGGCGGAAGCTCTCCGCAGTTTGTATTTGCTCCGAACATCACAATCACTGGTGATGCAGACCGCCAGCAGATTGCTTCGATTATGGAGGACGAGTACGAAAAGTTCAAAGCCTTTATGGACAAATACAACCGAGAAAACAATCGAACCCGGTATGCATAAGGAGGTGGCCTGATGTCTTACACGACAAAGAGCGGTGACACTTGGGATGGTATTGCAAAAACTGTCTACGGTGACGAGTTGAAAGCCGATGTGCTGATGACTGCCAACCGGGAGTATATCGAGGTGTACAAGTTTGATTCCGGGGTGGTGCTTGCCACGCCGGAAGTGGAAGTTAAGGCAAAAACAGACGAAAGTCTGCCGCCTTGGAAAAGGTGAGGTGTGAGGGATGATTACGCCACGTCAAGCGTTCCTGACGCTTGAATATGACGGAAAGGACATTTCAAGCGACATCCGCAAAGATGTGGAAAACTTCACATACACCGATAGCGGTTCGGATTCGAGTGACAGCCTTTCTATTAAGGTAAACGCGATGGATCACAAGTGGATCGATTCGTGGATGCCAGACAAGGAAGCTGTGCTGCACCCGACCCTCTGCACGACAAACTGGATCGTGCAGGGGGATAGAACCGTTTTGGATTGTGGAACGCTGGTAGTTGATGATCTGAGCTTTTCGGCCTGCCCGGATGTTTTGACGATTGGAGCGGTCGCCCGGCCAAACGGGACGAGCTTTCATGAAAAAAACAGAGAGCAGGTTTGGAAGAACACGAGCATCAAACGCATTGCAGAAACCATTGCTGGGCGGTACGGCTTGGAATGCAAGATGGATGCAGAGGATGTCAGCGTCGCTCTGAAAGAACAGGACGATAATGACAGCTCTTTCTTGCAGAAAATTTGCAGCACATACGGGCTGATCCTCAAAACATACCGGAACAAAATCTGGATTTTTGACCGTGAAAAGTACAAGAAAAAGGATTCGGTAGCAACGGTAAAACCGATTGACATTGTGCCCGGCTCGTTGAGCTGGAACACAACGCTGGCAGGAACATACACCGGAGGCGAGTTCACTTATTCCAACCAAAAGAAAAAAGTGAATATCAAGGTGACAATCGGAACGGCAGACCGGATGTTGAAGCTAAACCAGTATGCATCAAGTGAAGCGGACGCAAAACGGCAGCTGCAGGCGGCTATCGACAACAAAAACCATTCGGCTACAACCATTTCCTTTACAACTATGGGAAACCTGACATATTGCGCGACGCAGTGTATTGACGTGGAAGGATATGGGAAAATCGACGGAAAATATTACATGGACAGTGTAGGGCACACCATGAATAAATCCGGCGGTTTTGTGACGAAGGTCTCAGCAAGCAGAGTGGGAGGGTGACACGATGAGCAGCGTCATTCGCATTGGCACAGTGTCCAAAGTGAATTACGAGGATGGCACAATTGAAGTTGCATATGAAGATCGGGACGGTTCTGTGACCGATGAAATCTGTGTGGTTTCAAATGCGCTGTACCGGATGCCGGTTGTCGGTGCTATGGTTTGCGTTCTCCACAATTCCGATAGTCAGGAAATGGGAACGTGCATCGGAACGTTCTGGAATGAGGATAACAAGCCGGTCGGTGGAAAGAAACAACGTTACCGGTATGACTACAACGATAAGAAGGGCAAAGCCTTTGAACAATACGATGGAGATAGCGGAGACTATGAAGAAAAAATCGACGGGAATGCAAAAGAGACCATCGGTAAAAATCTGGACTTCACTGTTGGTGGGGACGTGACCTTCAAGGTCGGGGCTTCGACCGTCAAGGTTTGCCAGAGCGGAACGATTGAAATTACCGGAACGACGGTGAAAATCACAGGAGCAACGGTGAATATTTCGGGCGGCTCTGGCGACTGCAAAATCAATGGCGTAAGCCTTGTGAATCACAAGCACGAACATGACGGGTCGGCAAAAGCTGGCCCGTATACTGTTTCGGGGAATACCGGCGTCCCGGTAAAGTGAGGGGGTGTTCTTTATGGCATGGGGCAGCATCGGTAGCTTTGCTGGACTGGTGTTTACAGTATCAAGTTGGCGAGTTCTTACGCCGGACAACATCAGTGGAAGTACGTCGAGCAACTGGGCGACGCACAGCGTGATCGGCGGAAAAGATAAAAGCGAATATGTAAGTCCCGGCCTGCGAGAGTATCAGTTCAACATTACGCTTAGTTCAAGGCTGGGAGTAAATCCGCGAAAGGTCTTTGACGCCCTAATGGATTTGTGCGAAGCCGGAGCAGTAGACTACTTCATCATCAACAACAGGCCGGTTTCTCAAAATCCGTTTATGCTTGAAAAAGTAGCGGATGAATGGGGCGCGGTACATCGGTTCTGGGGACTGACAAGCGGAAAGCTGACCTTGACGCTAAAGGAGTACACATGAGCGGTGAGCTGGAAAAGCTGATACTGGGCGATATTGATGTAGAGATCAATCCGTCTGAAAGCACAGAAGAACGGGATGTATATAACTGTCTCAAGACGCTTTATGGGAGCCGAGAAGGTGAACAGGCACTTGACCGGGAGTTTGGCCTGAACATGGACTGCTTGAGCCTGCCAGCCGAAGCTGCCGAAGCGAAGCTCACGGCAGAGATCATCCGAAAGACAAAAAAGTACGAACCGAGGGCACAAGTGCTGGAAGTAAGCTATGAAACCAGCCGAAGCCAGCAGGGGAACATTCGACCGAAGGTGGTGATAAACATTGTCTAATATCGCTGAATTTGCCGAAATCCCGGAGTATAGCGTCACAGATAATATGACGCTTGAGGATGTAAATAATCTGGTGACAGAAATTTACACCCGAAATTAAAAAGCGGTAAACGAAACACCCCCGCCGTTGCACAGTGCTGACCCAATCACTCTTACGCTGAAAAGTATTTCTGAGCTGTATTACATGGTGCTGCAGGTTGCAGAAAAAAGAACCCGCTGCGCCTTGCTGAAAACAGCAACGGGTGCAGCGCTGGATAATATGGGGCTTCCGTTCGGCGTGAAGCGGAATGAAGCAACCTATGCAACGGTGACAATCCGATTTAATCTTTCGGCTGAACAAAAAACAGTTGTAATGATTCCACAGGGAACCCGCGTCAGAACTGCCGCGGGTATTTATTTTGCCACAGCGGCCTATGCACAGATTGCCATTGGCGAGACCTATGTTGATGTGTTGGCGCAAGCCGAGGTGGTAGGAGCCAGCGGAAACGACGTTCCAATCGGCGTTGTCGATACGCTGGTAGACGCCATTCCTTATGTTGCGGCAGTGGAGAATGTGGATACATCCAGCGGCGGCGCAGACGCGGAAAGCGACGATAGCTTGACCCGGCGGATTTGGCTGTCACCGACAACGTATAGTTGCGCAGGGCCGCGAGACGCCTACGAGTATTGGGCAATGAGCTTCCGCTCTGATGTGGAAAATGCAATTGCAGTCAGTCCACGGAGCCAGCCTTGCACAGTGTATATCTTTTTCATGCTGACGGGCGGAAGGATGCCGAGTGAAAAGGATATGAGCGAAATGCAAGCATATCTGATGAACGAAGCTCGACGCCCCATGACAGATCAGGTGATCTGTAAGGCCCCGGAAGAAGTGGAGTACGGAATTGACTTTACCTATTATATCGGAGCGGGCAACGCGAAGGGCGCAAGTATTGTTCAGGAAAACGTTACAAAAGCTGTTGAGGAATTTCAGCAGTGGCAGCGCTCCATCGGGAGAGACATTAGCCCGATGGAATTGATTTATCGCTTGCGTGTCGCTGGCGTAAAACGAGTAGAGCTTAGACAACCGGTTTACATGGTAGTCGAAGGCGGTTCGGATTTGGAAAAAGCAACAGTGCAAATCCCAAAACTGAGCGGAACCCCGACGATCATCTACGGAGGTGTCGAGGATGATTAAGCTGCAGGACGCGAGAATTGCAGATGGACTGCCGCGGGTCGTTGCTGAACAGCCGTGGGCAAAGGTGCTGTCTGCAGTATACGGGGAACTTCAAGGCCGGATGCTGGAATATCTGGCAACGGGCATGACGTTCTCGGATGTGGATAACTGTAGCGAGGGAATGCTGGATCAAATGGCAATCTATCTCAAAATCGAATGGTACGATTCTGCCGCCGATATTGAGACGAAGCGTAAGCTCGTAAGAACCGCAATTGAAATCCAGCGTTATGCAGGAACGGTAAAGGCTGTTCGTGAACAGGTGGAGACAATTTACAAAAAAGCCAGAATTGAGGAATGGTTCTCGTATGGGGGGACACCGGGATTCTGGAAACTGTATGTTGACATCACCGACGATCAGGAAACATATCACACCGCAGCAGAAATGGAAAAGCTGCTGGGCTACACAAAACGCTGCACTGCTCACCTTGAGCACATCATCTACACCATCGAACCGCATGAAAGATCGCCCGCCTACATCGCCGCCGTACCATGCGGCATGGCGACATCCTGCACCGTAAAGGTCCCCGGTAGGATCAAGCCGCGGGAAGTTGGCGCAAAGGCGTATGTTGCCGGTGCGGTCGGAAGATCGAAAATGCAGGTTGCCGTGGCGCTGCCCGGTGCCGTTGAAGCAAAGGCAGTGAAAGCACGAGCCTTTACGGCGGGCACTGTTGAGCGGTCGCACACGGCGATAAACATTGTTATTGGAGGACAGACAACGTGAGTTGGGAAAAATCTAACTACACCGCCGCCGGTGCCGCCCTGCTGTCGGAATCTCTCTCCGGTGGTGCGCTGGTAATCACCCGCGCTGTGAGCGGCACCGGCACGGCAGACGCAGACCTTTCGGAGGAAACCGGGGTAAGCGGCGAAACACATGACCTGAAATTGCTGGACATCGAAACTGTTGAAAGCAACGGCGAAACTGCCCGGCGGGTAAAAATCCAGATCACCGGTGCGGATGAAACGTACATCATGCATCAGGTGGGCGTTTACGGCAGGCTGAACGACGATGCAGAAACACTCCTGTTTATTATGCAGGATGCACGCGGAGTGGAGGTCCCGTCCACGAAAGTGAACGGCGATTTTGAAATTGAGCTGTCGGCGCTGCTTGCTGTGTCGAACAAGGCCAATATCAGCATTACCGTTGACCCGCAGATGCAGGCTCTCGCAAAGCTGGTCAAGGCCGAGATCGAGAAGCACAACGCCGACGCCAGTGCCCATGCGGCGACTATCACGGCAGCGGTCAGCGCAGCCGTGAAGAACCTGTCTGAATCCGGGGAAATCCTGAACGAAGAACAGGTAAAGGCTCTTATCAAGGAACAGGTGGACGGCGGAACAGGCGGCTACTATGGCTCATACGAACTCACCCTTGCGGCTGACGGGTGGAAGCCCGCCCGCAACGAGGATGATTACGAAAACGCTGGCGGTATGGATTACTACCAGTGCATTTATGATGCAGAACTGTCGGACAGCACCAGTGAGCTTGTACCCGTTGGCGTTGTATCTCCCGGCAGCTTCTATACTACGACCAAAGCGGGTGTCCTGAACGGGTGCGAAACGCATGATGGTTTCATCAGATTCTTTTCTCAGCGCATCCCGGAAGCAGACATTCAGGCGACCGTAACCCTGTTCGGGAAAGGAGGTGGTTCGGGTGAAACCGGTAGCGTAAGCATCGGTCAGGGCTTGAAGCGTGACGCGAGCGGCGCTATTGCCGTCCGCATTGGCGAAGGCCTTGACTTTGACAGTGCAAACGCGCTGACTGTCCGCAAAGAAACCGTTATGACGAGCGAAGACCTGCTGAACGAGGAAGAAACGCAGCAGGAAATCGTTGATATGCTGAAATAATTTTTAGGAGGACACTATTATGTCTAAGCAGATTTCTACCAAGACCACCATCCGCAACCTGACCGCTGAGATCAAGAAGACTTTCGTCAAGAAGGACGCCTTTACCCCTGTGCAGACCGCAGCCAACGCTGCTATCAAGTCTCTTGGCGTTGACGGCAACACCGTGAACTTCTACACCTCTACCGACAAGAGCGGCACTGCTGCTTTCTCCGTTGACTTCCCCTCTGAGCTGTTCCTCGACCAGACCAAGACCGCGTTCGTCGGCAAGTTCAAGTTCTCCGACACCACCTATCCCGGCGCCACCGACCCCAAGCTGGACGGCAAGCCGGTCATGGTTCTGGCCGTCAAGGGTGAGAACCCCGACAGCTGCACCTACTCTTTCCTGAACATGGCTGCTCTGGTCGATACCTACGCCGCAAAGACCACCGGCAAGGATGCATCCACCACCGTTACCATCGCTGGTTATGAGGTGGATGTCAAGGTCAATGTTTCCGCTGCTGTCGGCAACGCCCTGATTCTGAAGGATGATGGTCTGTATGTTCCCACCCCTAAGGAAGTGGACATCTCCGGCAAGGCCGATAAGGTCACCGGTGCCACCACCGGCAACTTTGCTGCACTGGATGGCGAGGGCAATCTGACCGACAGCGGTAAGAAGCCTGCCGACTTCGTGGCTGCTGAGACCGGCAAGCGCCTGATGACCGATGCCGAGGGCGAAAAGCTGGCCGGTGTCTCTGAGGGCGCAACCAAGACTGCCGCCAGCTCCACCAACGGCAATGTGAACATCGACGGCAAGGAAGTCGTCGTGTACGCCGAGCCGGAGAATGTTCTGCACGACGAGGACGTGGAGGACTTCTCCGCAGAGGAGATCGCCGCTCTGCTGGCTGACTAAGACATGAGGAGGTAAGCTCTATGGCAAAAGCGAAGATCAAAACGCTTTTAGGCACAGGGCTTGCCGCGCTTTGCAGCCACATCAAGCAGTGCAACACCGCACTCGGAGACCTTTCCGAAGCAACTGCAAACGGATTCGAGGAAACTGATGACATCCTGCACGAAAAGCAGGATGTCACGGCTGCGGTGTCTTTTACGATTCCGGTCGATGGCTGGGGCGAAGATGATTCTTCCCCCGGCTATTTTTATTGTGACATCCCCATTGCGGGCCTGTTGGCTACCGACATTGTGGATGTTACGGTACTGCCGGAATTTTACGATGTGGCGGGTGCGGTGGGCTTTATTGCGACCGAAAGCCTCGAAGGAAAGCTGCGGCTGAGGGCCGCCAAAGCTCCGACCGAGAAAATTTCTGCACAGTATCACATTACAAGCACCGTGAAATACACGGATGCACAGGAAGGGGGAACCTAAATGGCATACGGTTCTTTTAACGCAGGCCCCGGCAAGGCGCCGGATGAAGATGTTGTCCGCACTGACCAGATCGGCATTCCGGGCGGCATTGCCACGCTGGATGCAGACGGCCACCTGACCGAGAGCCAGCGGTGGGAAGTGGACGGCTACAAAAAGGCCGAGACCGACCAGCGCATCAGCGCAGCCGTGGACGCTCACAACGGTGCGGAGAACGCCCACGGCGACATCCGCGCCAGCGTGGCAGCGATGAATGCCAGCATTAAGGCAATCGAGTTGAAGTTCGGCACGAACGTCACCAAGAATCCTTTTTCTGCCACGTTCGGCAGCCTTGACGGTCTGACCGTCACCGGCGTGTGGAACGCAGATCAGGCGAGGGTGGAGTTCTGATGGCTGAAACATTCAAGGTCGGCGCGAACGCGCGGGAGCTGTTGCGCTACACTCAGAGGGCAACCCGCATCGTCACCGATGACATCAGCCGGAGCGATGCCCGGAAGATCATCCAGAAAGTCGCAGCGCTCGAAGATGTGCGCGACATCCAGAAGGTGTGTGGCACTGCCGTCCATGCACTCGACACGCGGGACAGGGAGGGCTTTTCCAAAAGCACTTTCCGGCTGTACGGCGAGGGCATCCGGCTGACCGCCCGGCAAATCCTGCTGGATGCACACGCGGCGAACAACGTGAATTTCCAGACCGACTACGACAGGCGCGTTGAGAAGATCGGCGCGGTCGTGGACGGCTGCTCTCTACTGCTGGAATACCTGACCATCTGCACGGAGGAAGGTATCATCAGTGCGAAGAAAGCCGGTATCTGGACAAAGAAGGTCACGGACGTAAAATACCCGGCGATGAAGTGGCTCACGTCGGAACGCGGACGTGCCGAAAAACTCCGGGCAGAAGCGGAACGGAAACGGCTGACCGAACAGGCTGCCGCCCTGAAAGCCGTCCTTTACCCGGAACCGTAAACGCACGGCGGGCAACCGCTTTGCATAAAGGGTGCGGTTTGTTTGTCTGGCGCTGCCGTTTGGTGGCTGCGCTCTCCGAACACCAACAATAACAACAACGTCTGGAACGTCAACACCGATGGCTCCAACAACAACAACTGGTACAACAACTCCTATGGTGTTCGCCCCGCTCTGATGGAACCGTGTGACGAGTAGGCATAAGCTGAAAGCAGTGCGCCCATCAAAGGAAACCGCATCCTGTCGCTTGCCGATGCAGGCAAGTGATAAATACATCCCGCTGAGGTGGGCCATCCCTGCCGGATGCAGCCCACTACCGCAACGCGAACCAGCGGAGGGTAATTTTGACATACGAAGAACTGTGCAGCTTTGAGGTGCTTTACAAAGCCTACCTTGAAGCCCGGAAGGGAAAGCGCAGTAAAAGCAAAACAATCGAGTACGAGGCGCAGGCGCTGGCCTGCACGGAAAAGCTGTCCCGCAAGCTGGCTGTGCGTGATGTACGCCAGCCGGGCGGCGACATCCGGCAGCAGATATGCTATGTGCCGAGCAAGTTTGAGGTCTTTGCCGTCTACGAGCCGAAGCGCCGCATGGTACACGCCCCCGCATTTGTGGACAAGGTGGTGCTGCACGCTCTGGTCGATAACATCCTGTATGATGCCCTGACAAGGAGCTTTATCCGGGACAGCCACGCCAGCCAGACCGGCAAAGGCACAGACGACGGCCTGATGCGCCTGAAAACTCACATGGTGGACTATTACCGCCGTGAGGGCCACGGCGCGGACGGCTGGGTGCTGAAAGGCGACGTGCGGCATTTCTTCGCCAGCATCGACCACCGGAAGCTAAAACGCAAGCTCAAAGCCGTGCTGGACAAGCGCGGCGTTGACCCGCGTGTCTATGAGCTGCTTTGCATCTACATCGACGTGATGGAGGACGGCTTGCCGCTGGGCTACCAGACGAGTCAGCTCTTTGCGCTGATGTTTTTGGATGAGTTTGACCACATCATCAAAGAGAAGTACCGCATCAAATACTATGGCCGATACATGGACGATTTCTATATCATCTGTTCGGACAAGAAGAAATTGCAGTGCATTCTCCGGGATGTGCGGGCGCTTATGGACAGTTACGGACTTGAGCTGAACCAGAAAACCGCCATCTTCCCGCTGCGGAACGGTATTGATTTTCTGGGATTCCATAGCTACCTGACCGACACCGGCGCGGTCATCCAAAAGCTGCGCCGGGATAGCTCCAAGCGGATGAAGAACAAGATCAAGTATTGGGAGACGGCATACCCCGCAGGCGAAGCGACCAAGCAGGAAATCCTGCGGAGCTTTGATGCGTGGGATGCCCATGCCGCCCATGGTGATACTTACTCTTTACGCCGCAAGTATGCTGACCGGCTCGAAAAATTGCTTGACTGTAAAATCCCTATCCATCGAAAAATCAACTCGAACAAACTCGCGCGTGACAGACGGCGGGCGAGGCAATGCCGCTGCATCTACAAGAAGCAGCACAAAGCCCTGTCCCTCTCTGTATCGCAGAACACGCGGCCTGCGGAGATCATGCCGTGGGCCTGAACGAAAACAAGGAGGTAACAATGGCAAACGTAAAACTGGGCACAAAAGCCGTTGGCAGCATTGTCAAAATCAAGGTCAACGGCGCGTCCAAAGATTTTATTGTCGTGCAGCAGGGCAATCCGAATACCAGCACCTATGATTCGAGTTGCGCCGGAACGTGGCTGCTGATGAAGGACATCTACACCACGTCTACGTTCGGCAACAGTAACTCGTACAAGGATTCCAGCATCCACACCTACCTGAACGGCACGTTCTACAACCTGATCGATTCCGATATTCGGAACGCTATCAAGCAGGTCAAGATTCCGTACCAGAACGGCACTGGTTCCGGCGGCAGCCTTGCCACCGGCTCCAATGGCCTGAGCACGAAAGTATTCCTGCTGTCTGGTTATGAGGTTGGCTGGACGACCAGCGACAACGGCTATTTCCCCAAGGATGGTGTTCGGCTGGCGTACTTTGACAACAGCTCTGGCGGCAACAGCAAGCGTGTCGCCTACAACGGCAGCAGCGCTGCCGTTTGGTGGCTGCGCTCTCCGCGCACCGGCAATAACTACAACGTCTGGCTCGTCAACACCGATGGCTCCAACTACAACGGCTGGTACAACGACTTCTATGGTGTTCGCCCCGCTTTCATTCTTCCCTCTACACTCGTGGTCTCTGACGACGGCACGGTCAGTGTCAACACTGCACCTACCGTCAGCACGGACGGCGCAGCTCTGGGGCAGAAGAACGCGGCCTTTGCGTGGAAGTACACCGTCAGGGATGCCGACGGCGACACCTTGACCGTCACCGAAAAGCTGGACGGCAAGACCACCAAGACCCGCACCGGCGTTGCCAGCGGCACGGCCCTGACCTTTGAGCAGACGGCCAGCGCTGCCGGATTCCAGCGCATCCTGAACGGCAACCACACCATCACCGTTGAGGTGAGCGACGGCAAGGAAACCGTCAGCACGTCCGCGACCTTTACCAAGGCCGTCCACGCCGCAAACGTGACGCTGGCTGAACCGTTGGCCGTTGAGGGCGACATTACCGTTGCCGTGCTTCAGGTGACCGGCTCCATCCCCGATGATGCGAAGTTCAAAGCCGAAGTGACCAACAACGCACTCGACAGCTCCCCGGTCTGGCAGGATGCCACGACCGAGGTAAAAAAAGGCGTGAACATCGTCTTTGAGAATAAGGCCGCCGCCAACGGCGCGGCGTTTAACTTCCGCGTCAGCGTGGAGCGCGGCGAATCCGGCACTGGCGGCTACATCGAAGCCGTCAGTGGCGCATTCCAGTAAGGAGGTATAAAAATGGCACTGAACTGGACGAAACACGATCTGCCCACCCGGCAGGAGAAGGAAGCCGCAGCCAAGAAGCAGGCCGAGAAAGACGGCCTGCCTGACCGCGTGGCCGAGGTCGAGGACGCAATGTGCGAACAGGACGCGGCCAACGAGGAGCGTTTGGCCGCCATCGAAACCGCGCTGTGCGAGCTGGACGCAGCGCTGAACAAGGAATAAGGAGGTATCACCATGAACATTATCTGGGCAAACCGCCTGATTGCAGGCACTAAGACTTGGGCCGAGATGCCCGCATCCCGCCGCGTTGGCGTGAAGAAAGTTCTGGCCGAGCGCGTAAACAAGGGCGAGATCACCGCCGAGGATTACAAGCGCATCACCGGTGACGACTATGACGTGGCCTGAGCTGTGTGAGAAGCTGTTGACCCGGCTTGAAGCGCAGGGCGAGAACATGAGCATCGAGCGTGCAGAGTTCGGAGTGCTGATGGTGGACTGTGCCATGCGCGGGTGCGGGGCTGATCCGGGCATGAAGGGAGATGGTAGCAATGGCGATTAAAGCCTATTCGTATGCGAAGGACGGGAACAGAAAGCTCTCCGCAAATTTTGCGGTGAAGGAGTTCCGCTGCAAGGATGGGAGTGACCCGATCTTTATTGACGATGAGCTTGTGACCCTGCTGCAGAAAATCCGGGATCATTTCGGGAAGTCTGTGACGATCACGAGTGCATACCGTACCGCCGCCCACAACAAGGCGGTGAAGGGGGCGACCTACAGCCAGCATTGTTACGGCAAGGCTGCGGACATCCGGGTGCAGGGCGTGGGTGTTGAAGCTGTGGCTGCCTATGCCGAGAACCTACTGCCGAATCGTGCTTGTACACG